ACATCGTCTGATAATCTATCTATTTTTTGTCCTTTGATTCCTAAAAGGTTGGCTATTCCTAAAAATCCACCTGCTCCTAATGGATCGTCATTTAATATTAAATCATCTTTAAGAGCTATTAATGTATTACCAGCACCTTTACCCTTAGATACGGCTGAGCCAGCAGGTGTAGATTTATCATAGCCTGAGTTCAATACATTATGAGCGTCAACTGCAGCTTCATAATCAGAATTTCCTTCTCCTGCTCCTAATGGTATTAGACCATGTCGCTTAAATCTTATACCAAAATGGCCAGTGGCTATTGTCGCTAACATGTTTATAGGTAAAAATACTCTTGTTCTTCTACCAAGAAATGTCATGTCAGTCTCAACTCTTGGATTGGACGCTTGCAACCCTACCTGTTTCAAAAACCATAATGCACCTTTGATTGGATTGTCAATTAATGACTTACCTATCCTTATTACATCCATTAAACCACGGTTAGTTAGGGTCATGAATCCACCACGGAATGCACCTTCATCAAATGCCATTCCACCTAATCCCCAATTAGACCCTATATCTCTTAGGATATAAGGTTCTTTTGATTCCTTTAATCCATCTGGATCATCACCATGTCCTCCAAACCTTAAATCATGGCCATATATTAATGATTTATTATAATCATATCCACCAACCTGATCTAATAATTCTTTTCTAGCATATCCTTCAATCTGAGAAGAAATTTCCCCATCCGCATAAGATAATTTATGTACGAAATAATTAGGATTACCTTCCACTGAATTAAATTTAGCCTTTGCATCTCCAAAGAATGGAATACGTGGTACTCCATCAGGCATACCTGAAGGCCCTGTCGTAGATGGAATTATCATTTCCATTTGACCAAGTATATCATCCCTCAATGTAGCCTCTGCTAAGAAACTTTTAGGGTGAGTATCATTAATAGTAATATCCGTTGTAAAATTATTAATTAAATCCCCATACTTATTACCTTCTATACCATTAAAATTAGGCCTTCCTGGATCGGTTGGAACAATTCCTTGAATACTAGCTGGTGAAGAGTTATATAGATTAAATGAAGGACCGAATCCTGAATTAATTACTATTGTTGGATTAATAGGTACTTGAGCTTCAATGTGTGATGTAAATATTCCTGAAGCATCCCTGAATAATCCATTATACATTAATCTGCCAGCCTGTACAGTATCAGGGTATGCGTATGTCATAGTTCCTGGAGAACCATTAATGCCTAAAAATTGTGTATCCGTTTGATTTAATGTAAATCCTGTTGATCCATATATATTATCGTCAAAATAATTGACGGGTGTTCCTATTGTTCCTAATCCCAGTCCGCTACTATCTGCATAAGTGAATTCCTGACCGGAGATTCCTTCATACTTACTTGGTTCTCCTGTATTAAATGCATTATCAAATTGGCCAATACGTGCGTTTGTAATGGTTTGGATTCCTGTTGTGGTATCTATTATGCTTGATTCATGCCTTCCATCTGGTGTTGTTAACGTATCATCAATACCGCTTGATTCATGTCTACCATCTGGTGTTGTTACACTAGAATCAATCCCACTTGATTCATGTCTACCTGATGGAGTTGTTGGACCATCATCAATACCACTAGATTCGTGTCTACCATCTGGTGTTGTAGGGCTACTATCTATACCACTTGATTCATGTCTACCGTCTGGTGTTGTTGGGCCATCATCAATACCGCTTGATTCATGTCTACCGTCTAGTGTTGTTGGACCATCATCAATACCGCTTGATTCATGTCTTCCTGATGGTGTTGTTACACTGGAATCAATACCACTTGATTCATGTCTACCATCCAGTATTGAATTTACTGGTGATGTGTTACTAGCTTGATTATTTGCACCAAGTATTGAATTTACCGGGGCAGTATTGCTACTTTCATGTCTACCACCAGGTGTTGTTGGATTGCTATCTATACCAGATGATTCATGTCTTCCTGTTAAGGTTGAATTTAATGGTGCTGTATTACTAGCTTGATTATTTGCACCAAGAGTTGAATTAATAGGAGCGGTATTACTCGATAAATGTCTACCAGTTACTGGAGTTAGATTTTGTGCTTTTGTATTACTAGCTTGATTATTTGCTCCTAAAGTGGAGTTTAATGGTGCCGTATTACTAGCTTGATTATTTGCTCCTAAAGTAGAGTTTAATGGTGCTGTATTACTAGATAAATGCCTACCTGTTACTGGTGTTAAATTTGTTCCAGCTGGTGTAGGTGCTTCATGTCTTCCAAGAACCGGAGATAAATTAGTTGCTGGTATATCCGATTTTAGATTTGGGTTAAATTGGCTAACATTTAATGGAGCTATATCCGATTTTAGATTTGGATTGAATTGACTAACATTTAATGGTGCTATATCCGATTTTAGATTTGGATTGAAATTGCTAACATCTAACGGAGATATATTACTTGAATTGTGTCTACCTGTAGGAAATGATATAGATGTTGCTGGTATATTACTTGAATTGTGTCTACCTGTAGGAAATGATATAGAAGTAGCAGATATATCACTAGAATTATGCCTTCCAGTTGGAAAGCTAATCTTCATTGGTTCTATTGGTATTCTCTTTGCCATATTATGCCCTTACTGATGCAAGACCAACTGCTTTACCAACAGCGGCACCATCCATTTGTATTACTCTACCCCGAGCTACTAATTCAATTAACATTTTATTTTGTTTAACTAATATTTCGATTGCATCGGCCATTCTATTAGAACTTCCATCATCATTTGATGATATAACCGATACAGGTGCGCTATTATTCTCTGTATTTTGACCTAGATCCGTTCCAGCTATAATAGTGTCATTATTATTCATGGCAAAGGTTCCTTCATCTGCCATGATCATTCTACTGCCATATCCAGATGGTGGATTTGTCCCTGGTAACATAAGGTCATTACCTCTATCTATACCATCCCATCCCTTATGGTCCATATGTAGGAAAGGAGAAGATGCTGAAACAGAAACATCAAAGTTAAATGGATATTGCAGATATCCACTAATTACTTTATGGAGATTTGCAATTTTAGCACCCATTGTTTCAAAAGCAGCCAATATGCTAGTCCACATCTTTCCAGGCCATGCTTTTATTGATTCTCCAAAGGCTGAAAATTTTTCTTTTATCAATGTCCATCCTTTTGAGAACCACTCTTTAATAGCTGTTCCAATTCCTGAAAACCAGTCACCGATGCCTCCTAAGTAATCTCCCATTTTTTCAGTAAACGACATATTAGCATATTCAAGTTCCGCTAATTTATTCTCCTCAAATTTCATTATTTTATCTTGAATTTTTTTTGAATTCCTGAAATCTTTCATTTTCTGGTCAACATCCTGTTTGCTTAATGTTTTATCTTTCATTATCCTTTCTTCCTCTTGTTTCATAAGGTCGCTTTCAAATGAAGCAGACATACTTGCTAGATCAGCTTGTACTTGCATCTGTCCTACCATATCAGTGGTACTATTTGTAATGAAGTCACCCATTCCATCTAATGGATCACTAGCTCTAAATGTAGTATCTCCAAAATCTTCCATAGCTCGTGCCATGTAGGCGTTTTGCTCATCTACATCAGTAATACCAGTCTTATCAAATAATTGTGCAAAGTATTGATCTTTAGCGCCTGAATTTGCAGCAAAGAAATCCGCCATAGAAGCTTTAGATTTACCTGTTGATTTTGCAAAATCAGTCATTTGCTGTGCCATTAGATCAGAACTCATACCCAATCCACCTAACATTGCTTCCTCGTCATCACCCCACATACTTCTATTTGCAGCAATTCCATCTTGAAGGAATGCATCAGCTTTAGCTGCTTCTGATTGTAATCTTTCTGCTCCCGTTCTTTCCTGTATAGCTGCTTGTAAATCAACATTTGTTTGTATCAGAGCCTGTTCTATACCTTCTAATCTAGCCAATTCCTCTGTATTGCCTCTTGCTGCAAATTTTAACGCCGTCATTGTCTGGTCAGTCTGTGAGGTAGACATAGCTAATTTATCCGCTTGTTCTTGGGCCATTCTAGAAGCTGCATCTACATCATTTTCAAATATTTCCAAGGTTCCTCCCCACCTACCTGCTGCATATCCAACTAATGCCCCAATACCTGCACCTAATAATGTACCTACGATTGGCACTACTGATCCAATTGCAGCTCCTGCTAATGCACCTGTTGCCGCACCTGAGGCACCTGTTACTGCCTGGGTTTTCTTAATTCCTGATGTTGCGGTTCCAGCATCATTTAGATCCTTTGCAGACATATAAGCTGCAGCTCCTAAACCTAACGCTCCCCCTACTACACCAGCTCCACCTAAAGCAGTTCCTCCTAAAGATGCAGCATTAGCTGATCCACCTGCCATCATTGTACCTAATTGACCAATTCGGCCTCCTTTTATCATTCTACTTGCGGCCTTTCCACTTCCCTTTAATCCACCTTTCTGAAAAGCTTTTAATAATCTACCAAATCCCTTTGCTTTTCCTTTACCTCCACCGAAATTTCCACCAGATGAATCCGTTACATGCATTGGATTCATACTCGTTCCTTTTGAGAACATTCCACCAGCTCCTGAAAATAAATCACCTATCTTTCCTGGAAATAGTCCTTTAATTAAAGGGCCAAATAATCCTATCACCTTTTTAGCTGCAAAGCCAGCCATTATAGTATTTACAAATCCTTTAGTAGCACTTCCTCCACCTACCATTCTTAGTGCACTTTTAATAAAATCACCAATACCAGAGTTATTAAAAAAAGCAATAGCTGCTTTTACTCCGTCTATTATTGTAGTAATTATTGTTTTTACGGTTTCTAGGAAATGTGTTAATCCAACCTCAAATTGATCGGAGTTTATAAATTTCATAAATCCTTTTTCAAGATCTTTAATATCACCACCAAACACCTTAAGGAATATATCTCCAATACGATTAGCAATCTTTTCCATTACAGACAAACCTGTCTCTAATTGACCCATTACCTTAACCTGTTGATCTAATAATTTAGCGTCCTTTCCCTTTCTCTTCTGAGCTTCATCTTCCTGGCCTTTTTTCATTTCACCACCTTTAAGCATCTTCTCCATTTCTCCAAGTTCTAAACCTGCAGCTTTGGCCATTGCTTCTTTTTGGAAGATATTCATTTTATTAAATTCTGATATACCACCCATTTGCTTAAGAACCTCCTGAGAAGCTCCAAGTGCATCTCCAGACATAGCCATTTCCCTAGCTTTCTGAAGATTTATATTTTTACCAGTTAGTAATTGTGCTTCCATTTCGGCTTCAATTGAACTTTCAAAGTCTAATAACCCCTTTGCTACCTTAGCCATATCATCCATTGATATACCCATACGTCTAGCTTCAATTGCTGCGTTTCTTACATTGTCAGCTGTACCACCAAACATTGTTCTTGTTTCAGTAGATGCATTAGCTATATCTTGAAATACTAATGCTGGATTTAATCCATACATATCAGACATAGCATAGGTTGATTGAATCATGTTTGCTGCAGTATCTTCTGAGAATCCTGTCATGAGCATCATGTTGTCCATTACCTTAGCAGAATCTTCCGCACTTAATCCTAATCCTAATCTTAACTTAACAGCTGAATCTACTAGCTTTTCGGATACATTATATACACTACCTAATTTATCAGATAATGCGGCTGTTACCTCTGCTGCTCCTTCTAATGAGGATGCAAATCCTTCACCAGATTTTCTAAATCTAGATTGCATTTGCTTAGCTAATTCTAAATTCCTTTCCTGATATACACCACCACCTGCTAATGATTTATTTACCCTATCTTGTTCCTCAGCTAATTGCACTGCTCTTTGACGCATCGTTTCATATCGCTTCAATCCTACAGCTAATAATCCAGTCATAAGGGTTAAAGGATTTGTTACAATACTTTTAAGAGTAGAGAATATTTGACCAGCTGCTCCTGTCTGATTCTCCATTGTATTTAGTATATCTTTAGATAATTGTTTACGACGCTCCTCCATCTTTTCGGCCTTAGAAGCTGCTTCTAAGCCCTTCTGTGCGAGTTGTAGCTTTGCTACATCCTCTACGTTACCTGCTGCCTTGGCTATTGCAATTTCATTTGCTAAATTTCTTAACTCACTCTCATATGGAACAGTCTCAGTTGCAAATCCTAATATTTCCTTCATTCTATTACTTCTAGATTTCATGCTAGCAGCAACATTTTGCTGAATCTTCTGAACACTATCTATAGTATCTGAAACCCCTTCTAATTCTACTCTTCTTGCCTTAGTAAGGTTACCCATTAATTCTTCTTGTATCATCATTTTGGAAGAAAACTGTACACCTATTTGCAACTTCTTTGCCATATCATTATATACAGCTGGTCTGCCTGCTTCTTGCTTAAAAAATTCTTTTTCGGAGTCTTGTATCTTTTTACGTATGGTTTGTTCATCACCTAACGACTTTACCTGATCTCGTTTTAGGGTAGTATTTCTTTGTGTAAGTTCATTGGCCCTGGCTCTCTCTGCATTTGCCTCTTCTTCTACTCGCAATATCTCTGTTTGAATTTTTGCTAGTTTGTCGATATTGGTTTCAGCTTGAGCAGCTGTTCGTAAGTCAGCCAATGAGGCTTCAAGTATTTGGGCTTGGTATTCGGAATTTTTTTGTAATATCTTTCCACGCTCAACATATATCTGGTTGAGTTGTTCTTCACTTCTTATAAATTCTTTTGGATCTATTTTTCTAGCCATGAACTTTTACTCCACTACTTTTTGGATTTATTACCTATAACATACCAATCATATATTTTTGACCATTTATCATAATGGGTAGCAAATTCGGGACTTTCCTTTCTACGGGCTTGAACTGCGGTTTCTAAATCCTTAGTAGCTTTTTCGAATTCTTTAGTATATCTTTTTAATTTAGCATCGCCTTGCATTGCCGCATAAAACTTACCTCGCTTATGAACTGTTTTTAATAATCCATATAACTTACTAAGTATACCCTCATTCATTTTTGGTGTTCTTGCCATATTATAATTCTCCCATCATCTATTGTATAGTATAGATATAAATATGTGAAACATATAAAATACTATGAATTTACCCCTGGAGGTCTGTGAACTTTAGGTCTTGTATTTCCGGATTCCTTGCCTGAATTAGCTTCGTTTTGTCGCTTTACAGCTAGGTTGACCTGGTGTAAGTAAAATTTACGTAAATATAAAGGCATATCATATACATCCGCATGAGTAAAGCCTTTACCATAGTAGCAAAGTGTAAATATATCCTCGTGAATTACAGGTCTATGACTTGGTGTTAGGCCAAAAAAACCCGCTGTCGATTGGTAAATCGACAACCTCATCATGCGCACATTGATCACATTCAAATCTAAATTGCATTGAAACATCAGGACCTGAGGCCTTAATTGTTTTACGCAGATCTAATGAATCTCTTGCCATCAGTTCATTCTCTATGAAATCCCTAATAGCTTTAGTATCTCTATTACCATCTATAGCTATAATTTGATGTTTTAATCTTGTAGTAAGTTCTTGACCTGGTCCATTCTTAGATGCGAATTTTGCAATTCCTTTAAGCTCAGCCTCCATAGCCTTGTCCTTACGACCTGTCATAAGTTGATAAGTAATTACTTTCTTAGAAACTGGTAATGTGAATTCAAATTCATTTATTCCTTTTTCAAATTCAGTAAAATCTACTTCTTTATGTGGTAATTGTGCAAGGTCAATTATTAATTCATTCTTTTCACCACAATCTGGACATTTAATTCCAACCTCATAGTCTTTACCATAACCTAAGACTCTAGCTGCAACCATAATTGCATTCTTGTCGCCTGTGATTATATCGTCATAGTTACATGGAGTAACAATTAATGATTTTAATAATTTATCTAATACTACACCCTTCTTAATAAGATTAGCAGAGGTAAGGATATCCTCATCTCTTGCCGTCATATATCTCATCTCTATCTGACCAGAAGCTAAAGGATGGTCTTTTGCATAAAACCATCCTTCGCTTGGTAAGTCAACGAGTTCCGTTGGGTATTTTGAATTGATCTGAGGGGCTACCTCAGGTTGTGCGCTGTTTGTAGACTTATTTTCGTCTGCCATAACTTATTCTCCTATGTTGTTTAATAACTTTTATTTGTTGCTAATTAGTACTGTAGTATTGCGTAATCGTACTTAAGGGTAAGACCCATAGTTACGAATGCTTCACCACTTGACCAATCTAAATCACCTGCTGCTGTAGATAAGATAAATGCACCTTTAAGTGTCCATTCCTCTACCTTATCACCTACAGGGCCTAATACATTAAATGTAATATCCTTCTTGTAGAAATCTGCATATCCATCACGACCAGTAACTGATTCATGAGATAGTCTAACCCATTCCATTACAGCTTGTGCTGCTGATGGTACTACTGGATCATATAGTTCTATTGTTACGTCTTGCCAGTCACCTTTTCCTTTAAGTTTCCTTTTGACGTTAATGTGATCAAGTACTACCTCACCAAATGTTATTGATGGTCTTGAAGTTTTCTTAATTAAATATGCAGGAATACCATCTATATACATGATAAACCTGTTTTGCATTTTTGGTTCAAATGCGGTAAACATTGCTTCTGTTGGGTCGATTAATTGTGCCATTTGTTCTCCTCGTTTATTCTTGTTCTACATATATAAATATGCAGTTTTATAAAAAGTATCCTTTTTTTCTGGTTTTATTCAGGGAATACTGCTCCTGTTGGTAATATGTTAAAGTCTAATATAATAAATTCTGCTGCCTTAGCTGGTTGTAAGAATATCTCACCGATCATTTGATTTCTATCAATTACATCGGCAGTATTATTCGATTCATCCATTATAACCTTAAAGGCGTAAATACCTTGTCTTTGTTGAACACTTTCAAAGTATGGATTAGCTATGTTTAAGAATCTATTTCTAGTAGCTGTTGTGTTATTTTCAAATACTAAATATTTAGTTGCGGATGCAATAAATTTCTTAGCTGCGATTAGTAATCTTCTTACATTAATTCTATCAAGTGCTGATGGTCTAGCTTGTAACGTCTTCTGACCCCATATTGATATACCTTCCTTAAATGTTGCAATAGGATTTACTCTTCCTTCATATAAATCATCACGTTCAGCATGAGTTAATCTTGATTCCACTTCGAGGGCTGATGTTAACATTCCTCTATTGAAACCTGCTGGTGCGAACCATTCATATGCTACATTATCATTATGAGATATAACTCCACCTGCTACTACTGATGGCGGAACCCATACTGGTTTATTAATATCACTATCCATTATCTTAACCCATGGCCAATAAGTAGCTGTATAGTTGGAATCGAATGATTTTACTACATTAGTTACTGTAGACATTCCTAAACCTTCCATTGAAGCTTGTTTTCCTATTGAATCCATTATATAGAATGCATCTGCTCTATCTTCCGCTACATTCTTAGCGTATGTAGTAACAGGTGCGTGATCTTTCATATTAGGACCTGGAGTAATAATCATGTTAATATCTATTTCATCAGGATTAGATATTGCATTTAATGCTCTTTTATAAGCAAGTGCTCCATCTTTTTCCATTGTTGATAAATCATACCCTTGCATGTTAGTTGATGTTATATCAGATCCTCTTGCTATGTATCTAGCAGGATTCAATCCATCAAAACCACCTTGGAAAGGTATCATAAATTTCTTAGTTTGAAGATTTATCGTAGTTCCTGTTGGTGTAATAGCATCACCATCTCCTGAATCTAATGAAGCTGAAGGGTGTTGGAAGCAATTAGCTAAATTAAATGCTTTATTGTTTCCTGCTGCAGCTGCTAATCCTCCTGCAGGAGCACTATCAGGTAAAGGCATTAAATAATTAAGATTATCTGAATCTGAATAATCAAATCCGTAGAATACTCTCTTATTATATACATTATCTAATACTTGTGATCCTTTCTTAGCTAGGTTTTTACCTACCATATCATTATAAGTTCCAAGATGTCCTTCGCCGTTACCAATAACCGATGCACTTGGTAAACTACCATGTGTTGCATTTAATGGTTCAAGAACGGTTGCATATCCAAATGGTACTAATTCTGCTGATGTACCTTTATCTTTTACATCCTCAGGTAATTCTACCCATACGAATGAAGATAAGTTAGGATAATCACCATACATAGTTACCTTACCATCTGCATCTATTTCCTGGTATCTATCACCAATCACTCTACCTATAAAGTTTGGATTATCTGGATCTAATGTTAAATTATTCCATTGTTCTACTATATGTGGTCTTCTATCAGAGTCACCTGATTTTTTCCATGGAGATTGAACTGCATGTACTGAACCATCAAGATCTACTCTTCTTAATTGAACTGAGAATGTACCATATTCAGATCCTGCTACTGTTCCTGCACCCTTTACATTAAGTATACCAACTTTAACTTGGTAACTCATTGCTGGTCCATGAGCTCTAGTATGAAATTTGAATAATTGTGTTGTTTTTCCACCAACTTTTTGTGAAGTAATCCATGGTGTTCTTGCTTCATACCCATCCTTTACACTATATCCATAAGCAATATCATTTTGAATTGATTTTACTTTAACCTGTGCTGCATTATCAGATGAATACGATGCTGATGCATAATTCTTAAACCACATGTAAGTATATACTGGCTTATATCTATCTTTTGGAGACATTCCAAATACTTTAGTTAGGTGATTTGAACTATTAGGATTAACTGATGCTGAATAAGCAGTTGCTGTAGTATGAATATTACCATTATCTGCATGTCCTGTATCAAAGTTAGTATTATTTGTATAAGTTGCACCTAAACTTCCTCCAGCTGAACCAGAGAAATAAAGTACAAATGATTCCGCATCAGATCCACCCTGTTGTGTAGTTTGTATAGATGCAGTTAAAGATTGTGCGTCTGCTGACCATCTAGGAGCTCCTACTGTTCCACGTCCTGCTACAGATTGAGAATACGCAGCATCTGCTGATCTACCTGTTAGGCTGTTTTGTATAGTAAGTGATCCACTACCAGATCCTAATGTAGCTGAAAATATTTGTTCACTATTTTGTGTTACTGAATTAATTGCATCCTTAGTTATACGTGCAAATGTTCCTGACATATAAGATCCAGAAGCAAAATATGTTTTAGTACTGTGTGTTCCTGCAACAATAGTATTACGTCCACTTGATTGTGATACATAAGCACTATTACCTGCTCCACCGTAAGATGCTGAAGTAAGGAATAAGTGTATATTAGATGCTGAAGCTATGTGAGAACCTGTTGTAGCATGAATATATTTACCTAAGTCCCAATCTGCTCCTACATGGAATCCATAATGAGAAGCTGCATCATCTGCATCTAAATTAGGTTGATCACAGTTAATCATTTTAACTAATGATTGTGCCTGATTAAATGCATTAGTTCCTGCCTGGAATGAACCTACTCTAGATCCTGGTGAATCTGCTGCAGGATCCGCTGATCCTAATACTGTATATGTTAAATCAGTTCCACCTGTTACTCCTCCTGGAATAAAGATTACTGCTTTATGAGTTGCTGTAGTAGTAGTTGTAAGAACTATACCTCTACCTACTGCCATTGCATCACCAAGTACGTCATTACCAATAGATGAAGATAAGAATGCTGTTCCATGTGCTCTATCAGCTGGACTGGTTACATCGCCATTTCCAACTAATGGATCATTAGGTCTTTTCATTGAAGTTGCTACTAATTCATCTGTTCCATGAGTATATCCATGTCTAAAAGTTTTTTGATATAAAGATGATGTTACCACACCACTATCTAATATAACATTAAGATCAACTGCATGCACGTGATCAAAATATGTAGATACTGTTCTAATAGCTCCATCATACTCTACTCTTACAGGTTGAGCTGCTTGTAATGAAGCTGAGAACCAGAAGAAGTGTGATTCACTTTCCTGATCTTCTCCTCCTGTATATCCTGTTGTAGATATATCAGAGTCTTGTGAGTTATATGAAGAATTAAGTACAAAGTAACTTCCACTAAATGATCCAGAGAAGTTAGAACCACCAATAGGGAAATTTTTACCAGCTTCAGTATCTTTAATAAATTGTGTAATTTGATTGGCCTTATCTGTAGATCCGGTCATAATAAATTTAGTAATTTCTTCTGTACCATCACCCAATTTAGGTGTAAAGTAAGCATCACTATCTACATGTGTTGGGTGATATACAGCTACAACGTTATTACCGCCGGCTAATGTAGTATCACTTGATCCACTCATTACTAATTCTACTAAATATGGTGAATACCCACTTAGACCTACAACTCTTACAATTGTTACACGTCCCGCGCTTTTCATATATTGTTCAACTGCGTATGGAACATAACTGTCCTGTGTCTTAGGTCCAAACACTTTCTCAAACTCACTGAATGATTCTATTACAGTTGGTTCAAATGCTGGGCCTTTGATTGTTGGTCCTATAATTGCGGCTCCTATTGACGAAATACCTGCTGGTAAAAATGATAAATCACGTTCATTGGTAAATACGCCTGGGCTAACTATTTTTTCTGCCATTTCTTAACTCCTCTTTATTCTATTTTTTATCTTATTCTGGAAAGGCTGCGCCTGTTGGTAAAATGTTAAAGTCTAATATAATGAATTCAGCTGCCTTAGCAGGTTGTAAAAATAATTCACCGATCATTTGATTTCTATCAATTACATCAGGAGTATTATTAGATTCATCCATTATAACCTTGAACGCATACAAGCCTTGTCTTTGCTGAATTGATTCTAAATAAGGATTAACTATATTTAGAAATCTATTTCTAGTTGCTGTTGTGTTATTTTCAAATACTAAATATTTAGTTGCTGAAGCGATAAATTTCTTAACAGCAATTAATAATCTTCTTACATTAACTCTATCCAATGCAGATGGTTTAGCTTGAAGCGTTTTCTGTCCCCAGATACATACACCTTGACCAGGGAATGTAGCAATAGGATTTACTCTACCTTCATATAAATCATCTCTTTCATCATGAGTTAATCTACTTTTAACCTCAATTACTTCAGTAAGAGTACCTCTGTTTAGTCCTGCCGGAGCAAACCATTCAAAAGCTACCTTATCATTATAAGCAATTGCTCCAGGAACTACCACTGATGGTGGAACCCATACTGGCTTATTAATATCAGTATCTAGGATTTTAACCCATGGATAATAACAAGCTGTATAATTAGAATCAAATGCTTTAATTGTATCTGTTACTGTTGTAATATTATCACCGTATGAAGCTGCATCCATTACATAGAATGCATCTCCTCTATCTTCACATGTATTCTTAGCATGTGTAGTAATTCCAGAATGTAATCTATGATCTGCACCCGGAGTTGCCATCATATTGATATCATACTCATCTGGATTAGATACTGCGTTAACAGCTCTTTTATATGCTAGTGTACCATCCTTCTGTGCAGTAGAACAGTCGAAGCCAAATAAATTAGCTGCTGATATATCTCCTGCTAGTCCAACGAATCTTGAAGGATTAAATCCATCAAAACCACCTTGGAATGGTATTGCAAACTTTTTAGTAGCTAAATTAATTGCTGAACCACCTGGCGTAATGTTTTCACCTCTTGGTGTTCCTCCTCCATCTAATGATGCAGATGGATGTTGCCAACAATCACTTAAATTAAATGCTGCATTATTTCCTGCAGTTGTGCTTTCTTTTGGTAAAGGTGATAAATAATTTAAGTTATCTACATTTGTAAAATCAAATCCGTAGAATACCGCTTTATTATAAACACCATCCATAATTTGTTTTTTATTTCTTTCTTCATTACCATTTTCAGATTCACCATATACACCTATCGTAGATGCTGATGGACAACCTTTGAATGTTGAAGGAACTGGTTCTAATAATGCTGCATATCCAAATGGTACTAATTCTGCAGATACACCTTGATCTTTAACTTCCTCAGGAATTTCTAACCAAATGTAATTTGACTTATTAGCATAATCCCCATATACCGTTACCTTTCCTGCTGCATCAATAGCTTGATATCTATCACCAACTACTCTACCTAGGAAATTTGGGTTATTAGGATCTAATGTTAAATTATTAAATTGTTCAACTACCTCAGGAGCTCTATCTGAATCGTTAGATTTTTTATATGGGGTTCTGTTAGCTAATATA